TTATTTCTTCTGCATCGAGGGTGCCTCCGGTGTGGGAATCCTTGAGCAGCCCTCGACCACCGCCTCGACCTCGGCCGCGTAGGCCACCAGGCGCTCGAGGTTGGCCCAGGCACGCAGCGTGCGCGTGCCCTTGTCCATCGCCAGCAGGTCGTCGATCGGCACGACGGCGGGCGGCTTCGGCCGCTTGGCGGCGTCGACGCACGGGATAGGCACCGGCAACCTCACTTCCTTCGGCACGTCGATCTTGGGGACGCTCGAGCAGGAGGCGAGGGCCAACGCCGCTATGACGATCCCACCACGGAGGAGGAGGGAGACCGCGGAAGGTGCCTTCACGGCGTGGCCCTCGCTTTTCGTTTCTGCTGCTCGATCTGTTCCCAGGCCCAGTCGCAGCCCTCGCCCGCCTTGCGGGTCTGCCGCGCGATCTCCTCGAGCGTGGCAGCCGTCTTGCCGCGATCCTGGTGCGCCTTCTTCGCCTCGGCCACCAAGCCGCCCATCGCGGCGATCGCGGCGTCGCCCACGCGCTTGGTGTGGTCGGTGGCGGCGTTGCAGTTGCCGAGCGCATCGGCCAGCACCGTGCCCTGGGCGACGGCCGCCGTGAGCTCGGCCTTCATGCCCTTGGCCTCCCCGCGCCACCAGAGCCCGTAGACGAGCAGCGCCGCGCAGGTGAGCGCCATGGCCAGCGCCGCGATCAGCATCGCCTGGATGCGCGCCGGGCCGCCGGCGAAGAAGGAAACGAGCGCGCCCATCAGGCGGTTGCCTTGAACGGGAACGCCTGTACGAGCGCCAGCTGCTGCTCTGGCAAAGCAATGCAAGTCGGTGGGTTTTTCACGAGATCCTGATAGGGAACGAAGAAGATGCCCCAGCGATGGAAGCCATCACCTGGCGGCAGGATCTGGCCGTGCACCCAGGAGCGCGTCCACTGGGGATGCTCGAAATACATCCCGAGCGCCGCGGCACGCTCGAGGCCGTAGCTGAGCACCCAGCGCATGAACGCACGCGCGGGGTCGAATCTGTCCAGGGCCTGCAGATACTGGTGCTTCGAGCGGGTCGCGCCAACCTTGGACCCCTTCGGCCGTGCGCCACCGTTGCCGGCCCCTCCGATCGCACTGCCGGTCGCCGGGTTGATCACCGCCGGTACCCCGTCGACAGCCGCCGCGGCCTCGAGCTCGTTCCACACACGGACGGTCTGGATACCATCAGCGATCTCCGCCTCGGTCCACGGCTCGCCGGCATACGGACCGAGCAGCTGCTGAAGCGAGATCATCAGATCTCCTCGCCGCCGAGCGGCCCGGTCATGCAGCGGGTGAAGACGTCGAGCTCGAGCTGCTCGACCGGCAGTCCAGACGTAAAGACCAGCTTGATCTCGCGCAGCACGATGCGCCGGCCGGTTTCGGAAAGCCTGTTTTCGTCGAAGCGCCGGGCGAGATACGCGGCGTAGCGCTGGTGCTGGGCGCCCATGTCGCGCGCCTCGGCCGCCCTCACGACGATCTGCGCCAGGCTGCCGCAGGCCTCGGGCGTCAGCTGCACGGCCTGCGGCTGAGGCGACTGCGCGCGCGCGGCCTGGCTGACGGTGCAGGCGACTGGCAGCAGGATCAGCAGCAGCGCGATGATCCCGAAGCCGTACCAACCAGGCCGGCCGAAGGGATCGCGCGGGGTCATGTCAGCGCTTGCCGGTCACCGCTTCACGCCCGGCCGGCCGCCAGTCGTGCTCGCCGCATTTGCGCCAGCGCAGGAACCTGTACAGGTGCCGGGCAAGGAACATCGCCAGCCCGATCCAGAGCAGGAAGGCGATGCTATTGAAGGGCATGTACCAGCCGTCGTCGACGATCGCGAGGAACCGCGCCAACGCGGCCATCGCCATCATCGCGAGGCAAATCCGCCCGACCAGGCCGTCCTCGTAGTCTGGGTGCAGCACCAGGATCATGCAGATCATGAATACAAACAGCGCCGCGATTGCAACGATCACCGCGCCGGTCATTGGCCACCTCCGCCCTTGCGATTGAGGATCGCGGTCACCAGACCGCCCCAGTCGGTGTCGCGGATCACCTTGATCACCGCCGCCGCGATCGACATGCCGAACAGGCCGACGGCAAGCGAGATCCCGGTTTCCAGCGCCGGCCGCAGCTCGAAGTAGGCCGTGAGCGGCGCGGCGAGGTACGCGGCCAGCCCCCAGCCGCCGATGAAGGTCGTCCACTTCTGCGCGGTCGTCAGACCGTCGAAGAAGCGCAGCGATATGAACGAGCCGACCGCGCCCGAGACGATGGTGGCCAGCTTCAGCCCCAGCGCCGCGAGCACGCCCGGATCCGCAGGTTGCTCCATGCCTACCTCCCCTTTTGGGCCGCTACGGCGGCCGCGTAGTCCTTCACCGCCTGGTGCGCGTTCGGGTCCCTGGCCGCCTCGGCCAGCAGCTTCTCCTGCATCGCCGCGAGCGCCGCTTCTCGTTTGGCAACGGCCTCGATGCGCGCCGCGCGGGCTTCCTTGAGGGCGTTGCAGCGCGGATCGTCGGCCGGCACTTTTTCATTGCTCCAGCCCGGCTGCGGGTTCTCGGCCGAGACGCCGACCACCACGCCATCCTTGATGTTCAGGTACGGCATCAGTCCCTCCTTGCGTCGACGTAGCCCAGCGTGCAGATCTGGAAGTCGCTCGTGGCGGTGTCGTGCCTGGAAGCGATCAGCCGTGAGCTGTCTGTCATGACTTCGAAGTGCCCGCAGCCGGCCTCGGTGCCGCCGTAGTTCATGAGCGAGGCCCCGGGCACGGCGGTGAGGCTGGCCTGGGCGTCGGTCTCGGCGGTGCGCTGGAACACGCAGAGCTTGTTCGAGGAGGTGGTGTCCTGCTTGTTGGCGCGGAAGAGCGCGAGCATGTCCGCCGGCACGGTCAGGGTGTGCGTCAACCGCGTCGTCGCGCCGGAGACGGCATCGACATCCTCGATGCTGGTGGTGTACATGACGCGCAGCCCGCCGCCCGCCATCTCGCTGGCCACGAACACGATGTTCGCCCCGCCGGCAGTGCGGTAGATCGCGCCGATGCGACGCTTGTAGGTGTAGTTCGACGGCATCGTCGGCGCGGTCTTCGATTCCGAGAACACGGCACAGACGACCCCGGTGTCCGGCCGCGCGATGAGCCAGAGGTAGTACCAGGTGCTGACGTCCGGCGTACCGCCCACGCTCTCGGTGCCGTCCAGGCCACCGTTGCCGCTACCGACCGCGAAGGCCGCGTCCATGCGCTTGGTGAGCGTGGAGCTCAGCACCATGTTGTAGACGCCGGTGGAGTCCATGCAGCTGCCGGCGCTGATGTCGATGTCGTTGGTGGCGTCGCCGGCGTTGTTTGCCGGGACGAGGCCCTGGATCGCCTTGGGGACTTGCGGCGTCCACAGGGCGCGCTCGTCGGTGATCATCGCGTTGGTGATCGCGGTGTCGCCGGAGGTGATCAGCACCCGGCAGATCGGCATCATGTTGCCGGGGATCGAGGGCGCGGTGGCGCTCGGGCTGCCCGTCACCGCGGTGCCGGCGATGCGCCTGGCGGTGCCGCTGGCGAGATCGAGCACCACGCGATCGATGCGGTGCTGCCCCGCGCTGGGGATCGTGAAGCCGCTCACCGTCTGCGCGGCCACCTCTGTGAGCGTGGTACCGATCATGAGCCCGCCCGCATCGACGCGGACGGTGAGGTCCGGCGCCGGCGAGCCGCTGTTCTGCTCGTGCGCCGCGAACGCCACGCCCAGGCGCGTAAACACGGCGAGCGCGGCGTCGATCTTCAGCGGATACCCGGAGCCCAGGTCGGTCGTGTAATTGGGCTGCTCGAGCGTTGCGACGGTCATAGGCTCAGACTCCGGTTACATCGATGTTGGCGACGCCGGCGGCGCCGGCGCCCGCGGTGTTGTAGAGGTGCGCGGTGAAGCCCGTGGTGGTCGGGCTCTCGGCCGAGGGAATCAGCGCCGTCGCCCCCACCGGCGTCATCTGGATCACCGGCACGCTGTGGAACTCCTCGGCAAATGCGATCGCCGTGCCGCTGGAGCCGATCGACTGGCTGGCAAAGGTTTCCGTGCGCGCCTCGGCGTCCACCGTCACCGTGAAGCCCGTGATCACCGGCTTGCCGAGATCCGTGTCGAGGAAGATGCGGCCCTTGGCGTAGCGGAAGGTGGCCACGCCCGTGGTCCAGGTCTCGAAGCCGTCGTACTCGCCGGCGTCGAGCCGGTAGTCGAGCTGGAAGTACGGCACCGGTTGCGGGCCGTCGTCATCGCGCCCGACCCGCGTCGAAATAGCCGACCACACCCGCGCCGAGGCGTCGATGTTCTTGTCGATCTCGGCCGCCGGCCAGAAACAGTAGCGCTCCGGGTAGGGAACGAACTGCTCGAAGAGCTCCTCGTTGGTGTGCTCGGAAGCGAGCTTGGTGGATTCCGGGATCAGCACTCGCGTCCAGTGCATGACGAACCCGGAGGCCGCATCGACCGTGTCCTGCACCTGCCAGGTCGCGCCGCCGACGATCGTGCCATCGTTGCCGTAGCCCGAATCGTCGGCCACCGCCGTGCCCGAGCCCTCGCTGTAGCGGTGCCGCATCCGCAGCCCGCTGTTGACGTCGTTGCCGTTGTAGAGCTCCTCGACCTCGGCGGCCGTGAGCGCGCGGTTGTAGTACGCCGTGTCGTCCACCGAGCCGTAGAACTGGCTACTACCACCAGGCGTTCCATGGCCGATGAGCAGGTTGTTGCCGGCGGTCTGCAGCGCGCCAGACAGCGTGCCCGAAGTAAAGGTGCCGATCGACACGGCGTTGCGGTACACGGTCGACGTGCCGCCGCGGCGGAACGACAGGACCACATGCTGCTCATCCCCGGTCGTCATCACCCCGGAGGTGGTCACAAGGCTGGAGAAGCCAGACGCAGCCACCACGGAAACAGAAATATTATTGGCGGACAGGGTCAGGACAAAGCCCGTGCCCTTCTTCATCAGGCTCTGGCTCGACAGCGCCGCGTTCGTCGGCACGATCCGGCACACGATGCTGAAGTCGCCGGTGCCAGGGTCGAGGTCGGTATCGTCGGCAACGGTGATGTACTGCTCGACGGTCGGCGAGCCGCCATCGCTCAGCAGCACGCCATAATCGGACGGCAGCCCCCAGCCGCCCATCCAGTTCGGGTCTTCCTGCTGCGCGACGATCTCGGCATAGCCGCTGGCCGTGACCGTGAGCTCGAACACCGCCGTGCCGTCGGAATAGTTGCCAGAGGTGTCCAACGCCCGGAAGAGAAACGCCCAGTCGCCCGGCGGCGCCGCGGCGCTGCTCGAGGTCGATCCGCGCAGGATGTACGCGATCACCGTGGCGTTGTCCCAGTCCGTCGTGCCCGGCGCGGCGAGGCGAATCTCGATCGCGTCCAGATCGGCGTCGGTGATGACGTCGCAATCGAAAATCACCAGCGTGCCCTGCTGCACCGCCGTGGCGCCGGTGACGTCCGAGGGCGCCTCGGTCTTGCCGACGACCGTGTGGGCGTAGACGTAAGCCCAGGCGCCGCCATTGCCGAGCGTGGTGACGGCGCGGATCCGCAGGTTGACGGTCTCGCCATCCTTGACCGGCAGAGCGAAGCCCTCGACCGCCGGCGCCACGACCTTCGGGCAGTCCGTCCATTCGGTGGGGCTGACGCTGCCCCGGTCCATCTGGATCTCGTATTCCTTGACGAACGGGTTCGAGGGCTGCGTCCAGCGCAGCCGCACGCGCGGCACGACGGTGCCGTCGCCGTTAAGCAGCAGGTCGTCGGTGCCGGAGGTCGCCGTCAGGTCGGCGATGTCGAGATCGACAAACGGGTCCGGCAGGTTGGTGTCCGGGACTGTTTCTTCGAGCGCGAGGTCGTCCGCGTCGTAGACGGCCGCCTGGTACTCGCGCGCGGTGACTTCGACTTCGTCGTCGCCGCGCAGCTTCAGGTTGAGGATGCGGAACGGCTTTTCATCCCACCCCGGCGAGGAATGGGTGATCGGCACGACGTCGCCGATCTCGCAGCGCAGCCCCGCCACCGTGGCGCGGAACTGGCACATGAGCGCCTCGCGCGACTGCTTGACCTCGATCTGCCCGATCTGCTGGGCGCGGTACAGGTTCTTGGTGAACGGCAGCGACACCTCGCGATCGAGCAGGATGCCGCCGTCCTGCGTGCGAAAGGCGCTGGAGTCCCAGAGCGCGACGTCGGGCTGGAAGTCGCGTGCCTCGTTGAAGATGCGGCAGCGGATGCGATTGAGCTTCTCCGCTCGCCCCGGCTTCTTGATCTGCCAGGCGCCGGTGATGTTGTCTTCGTTGAACTCGAAGTCGCTGGCAGGCGTCTCGGGCTTGTCGATCATCAGCTTCCAGCGCCCGCCCGAGCGATTGAGCCAGCCCCGGCAGCTCGTCAGCAAGTCAAGCAGGTTGTCCAGCATCATGTTGTCGACGTTGACCACGCCGTCGCAGGTGTAGCGCGCCTGCGTCGCCGTCGACGGGCTGCCGGCCGCCGGCACCGAGACCAGCTCGTCGCAGTAGTTCGCCGCCGCGATGAAGCTGGCGTCGTCGATCTTGTCCGACGTGTAGCCGCGCCCGTAGCGGGTGTTGGTCAGGTAGTCGCGAATCGCCAGGGCCGGGTTGCTGGAGAAGGCGGTCTGCGTCGGGCTGCCCAGGCGCGGATCCTCGAGCAGGCGGCCGTCGACGTCGGCGCTAACGGTCGGCGCGCCGGACCAGGCGTCCTGGTCCCACTGCAGCCGCACCCAGAGATAGGCCACGCCGCGCAGGCGGTGGTCCGTCGTCCAGACACCTGGAAAGGCCGTGATCAGCGAGGCATCGGCGGTCTGCGTGTCGGTGCCGACGTACTTCACCAGGTGCACCAGGCCCGCGAAGCGCGCGTCGGTGCTGGCCACGTCGTCCAGGTAGACGGTGTTGATGGCGCTGATCTCGCCCTCGCTGAAGGCGAACACCCGCACGAGGTACTGGTTGGTGTCGCCGTAGGACATCCACGGGCAGACCGGGACACCGGGCACCTTCTTGCGCCGCCCGTACACGACCGGGATCGGCTCAACCCCGCTCTGGGAGTTGACGATCGCGCCGCGCGCCAGGCCCTCGAACGTGCCAGAGCTGCCGCCCGGCGCGCTCGACGAAGGCGTCAGCGCATTTCGTATCAGCCCGCCGGCAATATTGCCGACGACGGCCCCGGCCACCCAGCCGATCGCCGAGGCGACGGTGCCGGTGATGACGGCGCCGAGGACCGCTTCGGCCAGCAGGGTGCCGACGACGTAGGTCGAAACGGCCTCGGCGACGAACGTGGCGGCGACCGCGGCGGCGATGGCTGGCATTACTTCTTCCTCCAGGCCTTGCAGGCGCGCTGCTGCAGCACGAAGCCGGTGTTGACGGCGATCACGCCGAGCCCGGGTTCGGAGGACAGGCACAGCTTGCCGAACACCACGTAGCCGCCCTCGAAATGGTCGGGGCGCGGATGGATCAGGATGTCGCCCGGCACCAGCACATTGCCGCCGGGCTGGCCGAGGCCGGCGCGCGCGAGTTCCTTGGACAGGCTGACGTCATTGCGCCGCATGTACCGCCAGGCCCGCTTGGCGCTGTGGTAGCGGTCGCGGTGGCGATCGGCGAGCCGGGTACCGTTGACGATGTCGGCGGCCTCGAAGCACAGGATCGCGCAGTCGGTCTGGCCCCAGACAAAGGGCTTGCCTTGCCGCTGCCGCGCCCATTCGGTGAGGCGGATCACGACGCTGTCCGACTTCACGCCGTGCGCCCCCAGAGAACCTGCTTCTGCCGATTGGTGGCGAGGAGATAGCTCTTGTCGCCCGGGAAGTGCGCCTGCTCTTCCTCGTGGTTGGTGTGGCGGCCGCGGCGCTGCTGGAAGTCGCTGAAGTTCGTGGCCGTCACCGAGATCGTGGAGGTGCCGGCCTCCGGATCCTCGGAGATGAACGGTTCATCCATCTCGCCCTGGAAGATCGGCCCCTCGACCAGCGGTGCTAGGCCCCCGGTGCGCCCAAAGAGCTTGTAGATCACCAGCTGGCGGCCGAGGAAGTCCTGCGTCAGCGCCGTGGCGTAGTTGGCCTTCGCCGGGTCGCAGCCCGAAAGCGTCACCGTGACTCGGTTGACCTGCGGCCGCGCGGTTTCCTCGATGCCGTCGAAGCCGAGGAAGTAGCCGACGGCGAGGTAGACATTGCCGCCGTACTCGACATTGCGGAAGTAATCGGTGAGATACACCGTGGCCGCATCGAGCCGGATCTCGATCAGGTGGCCGGGACGGTTCCAGCGCTTCTCCAGCTCGACGAGAGCGTCGGCGGAAAAGTCACGATCCATCCGGCACCTCGATAAACTGGACGGAGAAGTCCTGGTAGTTGACGCCCGGCGTCATCAGGAAGGCGAGGGAATCCTGCGTCAGCGATACCGTCATGGACACGTTGGCGTAGGTAATTGCCTCGCCATGCGCCGGGGCTTGCATGAGATCAGGCTTGAACGAAAGCTGCGTGCGGCCGCCGCTATCCGTCATCGCCGCGTCGTCGGTCAGCATGTAGATCTTGGCGTGCCCGGCAAACTTGAAAAAATCCATCGCCAGCAGCGGGATGACGAACGGGGACCACGCCTTGGTGTAGATCGTCCGGCCCGCCGGCACGATGGTCGGCGAGCCGACTTCGTTGTCCACCACAGGCGCGCCGCCGCCGGTCCCACGCTGCGTGGCGAGTTCCCCGGGGAGGACGACGGTGAAGGTGTCAGCCTGACCATACTGCTTCGCCGCAAAAGCGAAGAGCGGCGCGAAATCGGCGCGCTCCATCGAGGCATATTTCAACTCGAGGCCAAAGCGCTCACCGCCGCGCGAGCGAACCTGTCGGCGCAGGGAGTGGCCGAGCGACGAGAAGCTCGGCTCGTAGTCGATCAGCCGCGCCGACTGCGGCGCCGGCGAGGCAGGCCAGGTGCCGCTCATCAGGATGACGCCTGCGTCATGCCGGCAACATCCCGGGCTGGCCGGACTTCTCAAGCGCCTGGTTGACGATCCCGATGATCAGGGACCTGTTCGACGCCATGCTCTGGGCAAAGCTGCGGCTGTCCATCGCGTTGACGGTGAAATTGATGTTCACCGGCGCGGCCGCCTTCTCGCTGCGGCCGCCCTTGGGAATGATCTCCTCGCCCTCGTGGATCTGCGCGATCATGTCGTGCGGCACGTAGCTGGTGCCGACGTCGAACGAGGGCAGGATTTTCTTCAGCCAGTCACCGATGCCGCTGCCGGTGACCGCGTTGCTCACTGCGTTACCGACCGGCTCGGTGATGCCTTTGCGCAGGATGATCCGCGCCACGTCCTGCTCGATACCCTTGAGGATTTCGCTGAACTTCTTGCCGCCGACGACTGCATCCTCGAAGGCAGAGGTGAACGTCAGACCGAGCTTCTTGCCGATGTCGTCGACCTCGGCGACCTTTTCCCCCACACGGGCTGCGATCTGCTCACCCTTCATGAACGCTTCATCCTGGGCGTCACCGAACTCGTAGACCTGCTTCATCATCAGCTCGCGGTCGGCGATCTCCTTGGCGCGCGCCTCCTCCTTCTTCCTTCCTTCGTCTGCGTAATATTTCTGCGTCGCAGCGTCCGTCTCGCTCTCGATCGCCTTGATCTTCAGGAAAGCGGCGAACTCGGCGTCGGCTTCCTTGCGCGCCTTCTTGATCTTGTCCACGGCGTCGAGCGCGGGCGCGGCGAGCTTCTTGCCGTTGGCCTCCGCGCCCGCCTGCGCCTTGTTGCCCGCCTCGTCCCAGATGCCCTGGATCTCGCCCACGGCCTCGCCGATCCGCCGCCCGGTAGCGACGACGGTGCCGCCGGCGGTCTTGGCCGCCTCGGTAAATTCGCCCTTGAGGACCAGGCTGGCAGTGGCGAACGCGGCGCCGATCTTGTCGCCCACGATGCCGAATACGGTGGCCACGATCGTGCCGGCCGTGGCGAAGAGCTTCAGGCCCGTGTCGGCGGCGCGGGTGACGGTGTCCAGACGTTCGGTATTCTTGGCGTTCTCGACCAGGTAGCCCGACAGCTTTTCCAGCGTCGGCAGGAGGACAGTCGCGATGCGGTTGCCCATCGCCTCCGAAGCGATGCGCCCGACCGTCATGTTGTCCTTGAAACGCTCGGCGGCCTCGGCGGTTTCCTTGTCCATCGTGATGCCGAGCTCGCGGGCCAGCGCCGTGGTCTTGCCCAGTTCGTTGATGAAGGGCGAGAGTTCCTTGCCCGCGGCCCCGAGGGTGGCGGTCTGGAGGGCCGCCCGGTTCGCGCCGTCGCCGTACTGGGCCAGCCGCTCGGTGACGGTCTTGAAGAGCTCGTCGGGCTTGAGGGCGCGCAGCTTCTCGACATCCAGGCCGATCGCTTCGAACGCGGACCGGGACTTGCCGTCAACGCGCCCCGCCTGGGAGATCTTCTCGTAGAGGCCGGCCACGCCGCCCTTCAGCGTGTTCAGCGAGACGTTGGAGAGTTCCGCCGCCACCCTCAGCTCCGAGAGGTTCTCGACCGACATGCCGGTCTTCTGGCTGAGCTTGTTGAGCTCGTCGCCGACCTCGATGGACGTGTTGACCATGTGCCGGAGCTTGTCGATACCGGCGCTGATCCCCTGGCCGATTACGGTGCCGATGGCGGTGCCCATCGCCGCCGCCTGGGTGACGGCGCGGCCGAGGTCCTGCTCGAGCTTCGCCGAGTCGGCGTTCAGTTCAAGCGTGGCGGCGCCGAGGACGGGCATGGGTTACCTCTTCCGTTGCTTTGCAAGGGCAGTCAGGCCCGCGCGCAGGCGCTTCGTCCCGGCACCAGCTGGCCGCTCTATCCACGGCATGAACTCCGACGCCTTGAACGGCTGCGTGCGCTTCTTCTTGTCGCGGTTCACTTCCGCGTAGAGCGCCAGCATGTTCGCCATGCGATCCCAGGCAGCCCGATCTCCGAAGCCACCCTCGATCCGCTCAAAGGCATCCCATTCGGCAAGCTGCCGCGAACTGAGACTCGCCAGCACTGCATCAACGTCAAGGCGGCCGGTTGCCAAAGCCAGGCGCATGGCGAAGCGCCTGGTGGGCCGGCCCTTCAGTTTTTTTTGACTTCCTCGATTTCGGCCGCGGTGAGTTTGTTCAGCTTCTCCGCGGCGTCCCAGATCCGGTCCAGCGCCTTGCCCGACTTCGCGCTGAGGGCCGGAATGTCAGCCTCGGTGAACAGGAACGCTCCGGCGTCGTCAACGATCGAATACACCGCCTTGCGCGCGCGTACGTCGCGCACATTGCGCCGTTCCGCTTTTGCGGCTTCCCGTTCGAGGTGCACCGAAGTCTCGAATGCATCACGGACCGCGCCCGACATCTCCTTCAGACGCACCACCATCCCACCCCACTCGGGCAAGGCGACCTCCACGAACGCGAGGTCGCTCTGCCCGAGGATCTCCTCCTTCGTGGCCACTACTGCACCTGCGTGACGGCTTCGGTGATGCGGATCGTGACGTCCACCATCGCCGGATTGTCGACGTCGAAGCCCGGCGCGAAGCCGATGACGTAGCCGCTGAACTCGAAGATGCTGATCGGCGTGGCGTCGGTGAGCTCGATCTTGAACGCCTTCTTGGTCCGCGCCGCCCAGGCGGTGCGCAGCGCCATGTGCGACGCGGCGTCGGGAACATAGAAGCAGCGCAGCCGGATCTGGCCTTCGTCCGGCAGGCCGGGACGGCCTTCCTTGCGGGTCGAGGCGAGGTCGGTGGTGTCCTGCCAGCTCGACTGGCCGTCCGGGCCGTTGATCGAGCGCACCTCGATGATCTCGACGAACGCGGGCGGCGAACCGGTGTCGCCAACATAGATTTTGGTACCTTGGGAATCGACAGCAGCGTCGGACATGGCGAGATCCTTTCTTAGGAACGGAACGAAACGGAGGCTTCGACGACGGATGAATAGAGCTTCGTCTCCGGGTCGAAGCCATCGGCCGGAGGGCGGGGGATGATGCGAAGAGTGGTTGCGCCGGCAGCCAGCGCATCAACGACCAGGTCGGCGAGGTCGGCCGCCTGGTCGTAGGTTTCGGCGTAGCAGCCGACGAGCATGTCGTATTTCAGCCGCGCGCGCGAGACGGCGGTCGGTGAAAGCGTGGCCTGCGGATCGCCGCCATTGCGGCGCCAGACGATGTAGGGCGCCGCCGATCCTTGCTTGGCAGAGCCAGGGAAAATCTTCTCTCCCACGATCGCGTTGACCGCTGTCGTGGCCAACACCGCGGCAAAATCGGCCTTGAACGTCACGGTTTCTGCGCCCCGAGGCGGCGGATTTCGGCGTCGGTGAATTCGCCGAGTTTCTGGCCGGCGAGCCTGACGGCAGGTTCGGCGGACGCCTGGAACCCGGGCTTCAGGAACGGATGCCGCGTGCGGTCGGTCTTGCCGAGCTCGAGCACCGGGCCGTAGAACGGATCGTCCGGGTTGTTCTTGGCGTTTCGGCCGGTCTTGCGCTTGAACGCGCCGATCGCTCGGGAGGCCAGGAGCTTGATCCCGACAACGAAGGTCACCGCATATTTCTTCGGTTCGACCCGCATGGCGCGAATGGCGTTGCGCAGGGTGCCGGGCTTGCGCCGCGGATCGGGGATCTGCAGCACGGGCGCCCGCGCCCGCGCGGCGTTACGCATCAGGTCGGCGCCGGGCCCCAGGGCCGCGACGCAGCCCTTGGTGATCATGCCTTCTCCGAGCATCACCAGCTTGTCCTGGTACTCGCGCAGGCCCTTGATCTGCACGTGGTCGGTGGTGCGCAGGTTCGAGGCCCGTGGAGCGGCGGCGATTCGTCTAGCCATTGTTCGCCCCCTGGCTGCACATCAGGTGCAGCTCGCGATCGCGCGTTTCGATGTTGAGCACGGCCTCGATCGAGTAGATCGTGGTGCCGTGCTTGACCCGCATCGTGGCGTCGATCCCGGCCTGGTACCGGATGCGTATGCGCACCGCGACCGCGCTGTTGACGGCCTGAGACTCCATGAATTCCTTGCCGCGCAGCGGCTCGATCGCAGCCCAGACGCCGGTGAAGAGATCGGTCCAGGCCTCGTCCGGCGCGCCGGAAGGCGTGCGCTGCGGGCTGGCCGCGGCGCGCTGCTGGATCGTCACCTGGTGGCGCAGCTGCCCCGCTTCCATCAGAAGAGCCTCGAGCCAATCACCAGGCTGTCGAGCAAGCCGTCCGCGAAATCGTGCGGGATCTTGACGCGGTTGCTGAGGATGATCTGCTCGCGGTTCTCGTGAAACGTCGCCGCGCGCGCGTGCAGCCAGAGCTTGAGCTTCGCCGGGATGGCCGCCTGGAATGCCGACTCGTCCTCCGGCGAACCGATCGCCGCGTAGCCGGCGCGGTAGTTCACGCGCACGGCATCGATCACGTTGCGGACCGCGGGCCACGCTACCTGCCAGGCCGGCACGACGACACCCGGTTCGCGATCCGAGTGCACGACATACTGATCCGCAGCGAGAGTCTGCTGCACGCCGTCCAGATCGACGTACGTGATCGACGTGACCTCGAGCAGTGGCGGCTGCGGCAGCTCGATCCAGCCGCATTGCCAGCCCGGCAGGATCAGCTGCAGGCTGCGCGGAATGAAAGCGCGGCCGGTCAGGTTTTCCGCGTATTCGCGCATCGCCTGGATGAGCAGAGTGGCGAGCCCGGCCTGGCTGTCGGCGGAACTGATACGCGCCCAGCTCTCGAACTCGGAGACCTTGACCGGCTCGTAGACCGGGGCAGTGACGACTTTGAGTGTCATGCGTCGAGCACCTTGAATTTGGGCAGCGGCACGACCATCCGCCCGCGCAGGCCTTCGTTGCGCAAGCGCTTGGCGATGAAGTCTCCGTAGTGCCAGGAGAACAGCAGCAGGTAGTCGGGCTGCTCTTCGAGCAGGCGCCGGTTCTCGACGATCGGCAGGTGCTTGCCAGGCACGAACTGGCCGAGCTTCAGGCTGGTCGGCAACTCGCCCAGGTACGGCACCAGGTCGGGCGTGATGCCGTAGAAGTTGATGAGCGGCGTCGCGCGGCCCGGCGCCGACACGCCGGCGACGCTCGCGCCCTCGCGGCACGCCCGGTGCAGGAATTCCATGCAGTGGTCGCGCTGCTCCAGCACCCGGCTGCGAAACGCAGCCCACGACGCCGGGTCATGCAGGCCGACACGGTCTTCCTCCTGCAGGATCCAACACACATTGGGCGTCACCTGGCAGGTCCCGCGCCGGGCAACATAGGCGCGGATGTTGCCGCCGTACCGATCGGCGCGCTCGGCGTCGAAGACTTCCAGCCCGTACTGGCCGAACAGCACGCACAGCGCCTTCAGGCTGTAGGTGCGCAGGTGCTCGTGGTAGATCGAGTCGAACTGGTTTTTCTCCTGCAGGGCGAGCAGGTAATGGTTCTCGATGACGAGCACGCCGTCGCTGGCCAGCAGCTCGAGCACGCCGCGCATCACTTCGCCCAGCGGCGCCATGTGCGCGAAAACGTGCGTCATGGTGATCAGGCGGGCCCGGCCGCGATCCTTGGCGATGTCGCGCGCCAGCGCCTGCGTGAAGAAGGCCTGCAAGGTAGGCACATGGTTCTCATCGCGCGCGATCTGCGCGATGCCGGTCGGCTCGACCCCGAGCACCGTCCCGCCGCGGCGCGCGAAGGCGGCGAGCAGCGTGCCGTCGTTGGAGCCGATGTCGACGATGAGCCGGCCGTCCAGCGGGCCGAATCGCCCGGCCAGGTTCGCGGCCAACGCATCCTGCGCCTCGACCACGGGGCTGGAAATGCCCGCGCGATACGGATACGCCGCCGGGTACAACTGTTCGCCCGGGACGACGTAGTCCAGCTGCGCGAGGCCAGATTCCGGGCAGTGCATGAGCCGCAGCGGATAGCTGACTTCGGGCGCATCCAGCGTTTCGCGCGTGCGCAGCGCGGCGCAGGGCGGCTGGTGGCCGAGGTCGATGACCAGGTCCAGGCGCCTGGACCCGGAGATCTGGCACCGCTTGAGCGGCCCGGCCGCGACGTCGTGGTCGACGACCAACGGTTCGTGCAGGTTTCCCATCACCCCTCCCACGAAAGGACGTAGACGCCGTTCATGCAGTCGCGCACCACCGCGCCCAGCCATTGCAGATAGAGCACGGCGCCGTTCTCCGGTAGCCCGAAGCGCTGCGCCCGGCCGGGCTTCTGCTCCACCACCACACAGGGCCGGCAGCGCTGAAGCGTGGCTTGCGCGCCGCGCAGCGCATGCAGCTCGTACCCGTTGCAGTCGACTTTCAGGTAGTCGACGTGCGCGAGCTCGAAGTCGTCCAGGCGTCGCATCTCGATGTCGCCATTGCCATTCATGTCGATGCGCGCGTCGCAGTTCAGGCCAGCCGGCGCGCTGAACGCCACGCGGCCCGGCCACTCGCCCAGCGCGCACGGATAGAGCTGCACACCGAGGCCTTCGGTGTTCTTGACGAAGCACTCCTGGTGCTCGAGGACGGGCTCGAAGGCGTGCACCTTCGCGAACATCCGGGACAGCGGCAGCGTCCACAGGCCGACATGCGCGCCGGCGTCGACCGCCGTGCGCCATTTCTTCACCCACACCAGCGAATGCCGCAGCTTGTCGGCCTGGTATTCGGGCACACCCTCTGCGAGCCGCGCACGCTCGAGGATCTGCGGCAGGTGCTCTTCGCCGTCCGGCAGCCAGATCCCGCGCACCTGTTTCATTCACCCTCCAGCACCACCGCGCGCGCGATGCCGCGGCGGATCTCTTCGGTCGTGAACTGCCCCCAGGCGAGCGATGCCGCCCAGGCCTCGCGATCGGGCCGCGGCGGCTGCTCGATGTCGCCGCGCTCGTTGTGCAGCAGATCCGCGACGCTGCCCGCCACCGGCGCCGCAGCAGCGAACCAGGCCGTGAACGCCGGCACGCCGGCGCAGACCGCCTCTACCGCGACGTTGCTGGTGTAGGTCACCACGCACCAGCAATCGCGCAGACGCTCGGCCAGCGGCACCGGATCGCCCTTGTGGCTGATGCGGATCTGCCGCTCGGTGCGCGTGCGCAAGGCCGCGAGCATCGAATCCAGCCAGGTCGCGCCGCAGAACAGCTGCTGGATCGCCTCGCCTGGCGGCACCAGCAGGATGTGCGACCCGCCCCTGCGCCACGGCTCGAGGCGCCCGCCGACGGCCTCGAAGCGCGCGAGGCTGCGGCCGGCGTCCACGACCAGCTTCTGGTAGCCGTTGCGCGTGATGCGCAGCCGGTCGGTGTGCGTGCCGCCGCCGAAATAGGCGCGATCCCAGAACACGTAGTCCAGACGTCCAGACAGGATCTGCCGCATCAGCCCGAGGCAGCCGAACTGCAGGCCGCCGAGGATGTGCAGGTCCGCCGACAGGTCGAGCTGCTCGGCCTCGCAGCCCATCTGCGCCGCCGGGAATCCGGCGACCATCGCCTCGGTGAAGTGCCGCGCCTTGCGCCGCTGCGTATAGATCGCGGCGCCGGGGATCACGCGCCGATCCGTGCCTTCAGCGCCGCCAGCCCCGCCGCGCGCTCGGCGCCGAGCGTGGCGTACAGCAGGTTGTCGGCCTCGCTCGTCTTCGTGACGCCACGCACCAGGCGGTACGTGTCGTCGTCCGGCGCCTTGCCGTATTTCTTGTGCATGTGCTCGGTGACAACATGCCGCAGGAACTCCAGCCTGCCGAGGTCCTTGGCGAGCTCTTCGACCCACTGGTCGACGCAGAAATGGCGGAACTCCGTGCGCACCATGTAGCCGAGCGCGTCGACCCAGCGCCGCGTGGTGAAAAAGTGCTCGCACTTCTCGCGGTCCAGGCCGTTGTTGCTGTAGGCCACGAGCAGGCCATCCGGTACCGCGGCGAAGGCGGCGCGCACCTGGTCGTCCCAGCCCTGCGTGCGGAACAGGATGTCGTCGGCGCCGGCGAACAGGATGTCGCCCGCCGCGCGGTTCTGCAGGAACTCGATGCCCAGGCCGTAGCTCTGCATGCGCCACGCCGGGAACAGCTTCGCGCCGCTCGGCGGCTCGGCGAAGTACTGCGCGGCGCAGGCGTCCTCTTCGGACACTCGCACCAGGACCTCGATGTCGGCTGGCCGCGATGCGGTACCGAACACTGAGGACACCATCTCCTCGAGCCGCGCGGGGCGGCCCCACGTCGGCACCAGGATGGAAATCATGCGGCTTTCCTCAGCAGATTGCGCAATGCGGCGGCGACCTTCTCGGGCGTGATCTCGTTCATGGCCTCGGCGCAGTGCGGACAACGCACGCGCGAACCGCAGCCCAGCGGAAAGCGTTCGTCTTCGACGTAGAAATCGACCTGCCCCGCGTAGCCCGTCACCTTCGGGCTGATGTAGCCGCCGCGGATCACGATCGCCGGCACATTTAGCGCCGCCGCCGCGTGGTGCAGCGCGCCCTCATGCACGACTGCCGCGCGCGCGCCGGCGAGCAGCCCGCAGGCATCCATGAAACTCGAGGTCGGGATATGGCGCACCTTGTGCAATCGCGGTCCGGTGTGCTCGCCGATCTGCACCCAGTTCACGTCCGGCATGAGCGTGAGCAGCGCCTTCCACCGCTCGATGCCCCATACCTTGTTCGGCGGCGCCTTCGCCTTGATGCTCGGGTTGAACACCACCGCACCCTGCGTCTCCCGCATCAGCGCACGTGCCGAGGACGTGAGGTGAAGCTCCGCGGGCTCAGGCTGGTACGCTCTGAAGGTGCGTGCGATCGCGGTCTCATCGACCAGGTAGTGGCGACGGCCGTTGACGTAGCCCACTAGCGCATCGCATTCCTCACCGGGCCGCGCCATGTACGCGATGCCCTCCCAGGCGTAGTGCCAGCGCCGCACCCCGTGCTTGTCCAGTATGCCGACCTTGCACGCGCCGGCGCGCGCCATCCGCCGCGCCTCGCCGGCCACCATCAACTCGTCTCCGATGCCCATCAGCGCAGGACGAAGGCGTCCGCAAAGGCCTGCATCTGGTGCTTGCGCTTGCCCTTGAAATGCACGGCGAACGGGTTGCCCTTGCCAGCGATGCCGTTGACGCCGGGCGTCATGTTGAAGCGCTTGCACGGAAGAAACCGGATCCGCGCGCCCTGCCGCATCCAGTCGCCGTTTTCGTGCACCGGCGCCGCCGCCTTGCTGACAGCCTGCTGGTCGCCGCCCCAGTGCCCCTGGCACAGCTCGTAGGCGGCGCGGAAGAACTTGAGCGCGGCCTCGCGCGCACCCGCGGAGACGTACATGACGCCGTTGTTGATGGGCGAGTCAGGCTCGATACGGCTCGTCAGCCCGATATCGAAACCATCCCCGAAGGCACCGGCCAGGTCGCGGGCAATGACGACATCGCAATCGGCCAGCACCAGGTGATCCTTGTTGTCCCACTGCTCAAGGGCCGCGATCTGGCCCGCGACCATGGCGAACGAAAACTTTTCCGGCAGCTCGGCCTTGATCACGTCGAACGCGGGCAGATCCTGATCGCTCACCACCCGGTGCCGGTGGCCGAAGCGCTCGCAGCTGCGGCGCTGCAAATCCATCAGCTGCAGATACTTCGCCATTTCCAGCGTCGCGCTCCGGACCGCACGGTCGTTCGGACGCGGCGCCCAGACTGGGATGACGTCGATCACCGCAGCCCGTTCTTGACGGCGTCGCACACCTGGTCGACCTCCGCCAACGTCATTTGCGGCCAGAGCGGCAGGCTCAGAACCTCGTCGGACTGGCGCTCCGCGAGCGGGAAATCGCCGCGCTCCCAACCAAGGCGCGCATAGGCCGGCTGCAGGTGCGGCGGGACCGGGTAATGCACCATCGTCGGAATGCCGGCGTTCTGCAGCACCTCCCGGAAGCGATCGCGATCGCCGTAACGAATCACGAACTGATGCCAGACGCGGCCCGGCGTGTCCGAAGGCAGCTGCAGGTCCTCGTCCAGCAGGTTCTCTATGTAGCGGCGCGCCAAGGCTTCGCGCTGCGCGTTGTGCCGGTCCAGGTGCCGCAGCTTCACGCGCAAGATCGCCGCCTGCAGCTCGTCCAGCCGGGAGTTGATCCCGCGCTCGACATGGCTGTTCTTGAATTTCGACCCGTAGTTCGCGAGCACCCGCACGCGTTCGGCGAGCTCATCGTCGTTGGTCGTCACCGCTCCGCCGTCGCCGTAGCAGCCGAGGTTCTTGGTGGGGTAGAAGCTGAATGCCCCAGCCAGCCCCAACGATCCGACCCTGCGCCCATTCACCATCGCGCCATGCGCCTGGGCGCAGTCCTCGATGACAGGCAGTTCCTCGATCTCCTCCTCGCCTGCCGGTACCGGCTGCCCGAACAGATGCACCGCGAGCAGCGCGCGAGTCCGGCCGGTGACCACGTCGGACACGCCCGGCTCGAACGGCACGGGCATCGCCCCGACCGCGCTCACCGCGAGCCAGTCCGCGATATAGCCGTTCGACGGCACCAGGACCTCGTCGCCGTCGGCCACGTCCAGCGCCATCAGGATCAGGCGCATCGCGTCGAGGCAGTTGCCGACTCCGATGCAATGTTTCACGCCGATGTAGGCGGCGAACTCTTGCTCGAAGGCCTCGACCTCGGGGCCCAGGATGTACTGTCCAGACGTCAAGACCCGGCGCACGGCGCCATCGATCTCATCGCGCAATTCCAGATAGCCGGCCTGCGCGTCGAAGAATTTCATGCAAGCAACCTCTTGAACGGCTCGCCGCTGGAGATCTCCGCCAGCGTCCACTGCGCCCAGGCCAGGCGCTCGAAGGCGGGCTCGCGCTCGCCGATGGAGATCTGGTCGACCTCCTCGATCCGCCCCGGCGCGGCGCCCTTGAGGATCCAGAACGGCGCCGTGCAGATCACCTGGACGCCGGCGACGAGCGCGTGCACGCCGGCTGAGCTCGCCCAAATGACCATCGCGTGCGCGCCCTCGAGGTCCGCCGACAGCGGCACCTTCGGCGGATTGCTCTGCCAGTTGCCCGGGTGCGGCCGGATGCGGATCGGCCGGTCGGTGAATTTCTTCAGGTGCTCGGCCGTGCGTTCGGCCCAGTCGGTGGGCATGATGAAATCGGGCCGCCCGAAGGACCGATTCGGGCAGACCAGGATGTGTTTGCCACCGGACTGGATGCGTCCCAGCTCGATGCCCAGCGCGCGCCACCGCGCACCATAGGTTTCGGTCTCGGCGAGCCAGCTGCCGCCTGCGCGGTCAGGCCACTTGCCGGAGCCGTTGTGCCCGCCTTCCGCGATCGCGTACAGCTGGTGCCCGTTCGCGTCCCTGCCGACGTAGCCGTTTTCCGCCACGATCACCCGCCCGCCGCCCGCTTCGACGCGGCAGGCCAGGTTGTGGTTGTCGCCGTAGCGATTCCAGATGACGAGCACGTCGCACTTGTCGCCGTGCATCGGGCTGCCCTTGCGCAGATCCAGTCCGGCCGCCTTGAGGCCGGCATCGAAGGCCTCGCGCCTGTAGATCGGGCCCGGGCGAATGAGGCTATAGGCTCGCAAGGAACTCCTCGATCGTGGAGCGCGGAAAACAGTCGATGGCGCTTCCCGGGCTGCAGTTGACGACGCGCACGCCCAACTCGGTGAGCCGCGGCGTGGTGGTGCGCATCGTCAGGACCATGTCCTTGTACGTAGGCGCCGTCTTGTCCGGGTGGTCGCCGAACCAGTGCTTCTTGCGGTTGACGCCTTCCTTGGCGTCGTAGCCCAGCAATCCGATCGGCCCGCCACCCGCGAGCACCGCGATGTTCAGCGCCATGTGCCCGCTGTTGCCGCCGGTGATGATCTCCTCCGGTTTCGCTGACAAGCCCTCACGGCCGCCGTTGCGCAGCATGTGGATCTCGTCGTCGCCGACGTCTGCGCCGGTGTTCTGGATCGTGCATTTCTGCCCGGCGAACGTGATGAACCCCGGCTTCTCCCTGTGCCAGGTCCACCACTTCGAATCGGCGAAAAACAGTAGATCGGCGAACGGCGCGAGGCGGTAGGCGTCGTTTATTGCGACGACTTTGCAGCGCCCTTTTTCGTGCGCCGATTTGACCGCCCCGACCTGACCTTCGGTGAGGCTGGAACCTCCGGCAATGCAGACGACAGCGGCGCCGCGCCAGGACTCAGGATCGACTTCCGAAAACCGATCCGCCGGTCGAACTGGACGGCGCCGAAGAACTTTTTTTCCGGAAGCTCCCTTGCCGCGCCCTCTGCAGGGCCGGTGACCGCTTCGACTACCTGCGCATCGATGAGATCGCGCGCGCGTGACGTGCGCAGCCACAGCACCTGGCCGGGCCGCATGCGCCCTTCCTCGATGATGTGGCGGCCGAGCGCGCGCACCTGGACATGGTCAGGACTCAAGGGAACCTCTGGAAAAAAATCCCGGGGACCGAAGCCCCCGGGAAAACAGGGAAGAAAAAAGCTCAGCCGGCGAAGCTGATGTTGCCTTTCACCACCGCCGCGGCGCGCAGCATGCAGAACGCGAGCCGCTCTTCGGCGAGGATCGCCACCATGTTGCGGGTGAAGAAGTCCGCGTGCTGGTCGGAGACCCGCACCGTGGCGTCTTCGCGGTCCACGATCTCGCAGCCCAGGAGGAAGTTCCCCGCGGTGAACGTGCCGGCGGTCTGGCTCTGCGTCGCGACCACGTCCTTGGCCCAGACCATCGGCCGCGTCATGCCGTGCGGATCCGAGAACAGGTAGCGGCCCTGCGTGTCCTTCAGCAGGAGGATGTCGCGCCAGTCGTTCGGGTGCAGGATCACCGCCGTCGCGTCGAACTCCGACAGGCTGATCTGCACGAACGCCTTGAGCAGCGTGTCGAGCGCCGTCTGGTTGGTGACGCCGCCGGTGAAGGCGGTAGCTTGGTTGTTGATGCCGTTCAGCTCGCCGTTGGCACCGGACGAGTTGAGCAGCTCGTCCTCTTCCTCGAGCGCCAGGCCATAACGCAGCCGGCCGTCGATGTAGCCCTGCAGGCCGGGGGCGTCGGCAAGGATCTGGCGCGAAGCCGGGACCCAGTGCGCGAGCGTGGTGACCGCGACCTGCGAGAGCGAGAAGGTGATGCCCGACTCGTTCTTGGGCGCGCCTTCCTGCCCGGGCGTCGGCGACGTGGTGTCGTACTGCGGGCCGGCGTTGTTCGTGAAGACGTTCTCTTTCACGAACTCGACCATGTTGCTGTTGGTCGTGCGCTTGGCGCAGATATCGCGGATCGTCAGCCGGCGAAGGCCCGGCATGATGATGCCTTCCCGACGGTCGGCCGGCACGAGCGGATACAGCGTGCCCGTGGTGCTCTGCGCCGACTCGGTGATCGCCACGTTGTGGAAGCTGCCGATCGTGACCGCGGCCATCTTGCGATCGCCCAGGTTCTTCAGCGCTGCCGCATATTCCGGCGACTCGATGACCTTGGCGCCGATCGACTTCTGCGCTTCCGGGCCCGACCGGCGGTCGGCCTTCTGCTCGAGATCGCGCATGCGGTCCTTCATGTCCTTCAGGCCTTCGCTCAGCTGGTTGCCCAGCGTGCCCAGGTCGGTGAGCTTCTTGTTGGTTTCGGCGTGGATCGTGCCTTCCCGGCGCGCTTCCTCGAGGGCCGCCGTGGCGGTGTCCTGGATGCGCTTGACGTTGTCGCCCATCTCCGCGAAGGCTTTCTCGCAGGCGGCGTTGAGCTCCTTGAGCTCGGTAGCATTGAATTTCATCGGATTACCTCTCTGAGTGGATGGATTTGACCCACGAGCTGCTGCTCGCGGCGAATGCTGCGACTTCTGGTGAAACAACATTCCCAGCGCTCGGCGTGGGTTCGGGGGCAGCGCCCGGCGTGCTCCCGAGGGTGCGAAGCAGTGCGCGCCGCTCGGAACGCGGCATGCCTTGCTTCGCGAGTAAAGCGTCCACGCGGCGCATCGCCGCCGCACTGGTCGCGGTGTTCGTGTCTTTTTCCTCCACCTGGTCGGCGGGCAGGAGCTCGTCGGCGAATCCCTCGTCGACGGCTTGAGAACCGTTCAGCCAGAGCTCCTGGTTGAGCATGTCGGCGATCGCGGCCTTGTCGCCGCCGGATCGCAGGGCGTAGATCTCGGCCAGGGCGTCGTCGAAGGGCTCCATCATGTCGGCCAGGGCACGCAGGTCGTGCCGGTTGCCGATCGCAACCGTCCAGGTGTTGTGCATCATCAGGAAGCCGGCGCGCGCTATCTGGATGTTGTCGCCCGCCATGGCCACCACCGAGGCGGCCGACGCCGCGATGCCGATCACGCGGACGTTGACCTTGCGCGGGTGGTCGCGCAGCAGGTTGTAGATCGCGAAGCCTTCGAAGACGTTGCCGCCCGGGGAGTTGATGTCGACGGTTACCTGGTTGTCGCCGATGTCGCGCAGCTGCGCGGCGACGCGCTTGGCGGTGACGCCTGAGCCATCCCAAGACTCACCGATCGGATCGTAGATGCCGATGGTGTTCTCGGACTGGCGTGCCTGCACGCCGGCGTTCCAGCGCGCGAGGACCGATTTCGGGATATCCCATTCGGTCCGCGGGGCGGTGCCAGCGACGATGGGAAGCTTGGGCAGCGCGCGTTTGCTCATTGCGTTCCTTTCGCTTGCGAGCGTTGCATGGTCTCCAGCAGCTGCAGGAGCGCCATGTTCGATTGCACCGTGTAGTCGTCCATGCCTTCCTCGTCCACGCGGTTGCGGTTCTCGAGCGCGCGCACCTCGTTGCGGCTGAAGACGCCGTTCTGCAGGAGGATCGAGTACAGCTGGGCCCGCGCCTGGGAATCGGCGCGCAGCAGGCTTTCGAAGTTGAACTGCACGAAGTACTTGCGCCGGTCGGAGGGCTTGAAGAGGTCGCTCGCCTTGCGCTCGATGCGCCGGAAATACGGCAGCATCGTGTACATGATGAACTCGAGCGACAGCTGCTCGATGTTGTTGTTGGTTGCGCGCTCGAGGTCCGCGACCATGTGCGGCGAGATCCGCCACAGCCGGCAGATCTCCGGCACCTGCATCTTGCGCAGCTCGAGGAACTGGGCGTCCTTAGGCGCGAAGACGCCGTCGTCCAGCTCCATCCCGCCCTCGAGCAGGTAGGGCTTGCCGTAGTTGGTCAGGCCCTGGTGCAGTTTCGCGAGCTTCTCTTCCGCCAGCTTGCGCTGGTCGGTGGTCAGCCAGCCCGGGATCTTGACCAGCGCCGTCGGCGCCAAGCCGTTGGCGAACAGCTTCGCCTGCGCCTCCTCGCCAGCGAGCGCCAGGCCAAGCGCCTGGCGCGCGTAGCTGATCGGCGAAAGGCCGACCAGCCCGGTGTAGCCGAAGCCTTTCAGGTGCCAGATCTTTTCCTGCGGATATTCCTCGTACCGCCCGCGGTCGTTGACCTTGTAGTAGATCGATCCGTCCGTTTCGCGACGCTTGGGCTCGCAGCGCGCAGCGCGCACCGGCAACAGCGTCCGCGCCTCGCCGCTCGGCTTGCGGGTGACGATCGCGTAGCCGTTGCCACGCGCCGCAAGATTGGTGAGCCCGGCCTCGATGAACTCGACGCCGTTCATGTCGGCGTTCGGCTGGTTGAAGAGCAGGTCGCCGACCTCGTGGTCGACCTTGACCGCGTTGCCGTTCGCCTGGCGCTCGTAGACGGCGCCGGAGACCGAGCCGCCGGTTTCCGCGATCGTGCGCACGCACGCGAAGGCGGTGGTCACCGCCAGGGCGCTGTCGTCGTTGATGACGGGCCCGGCACTCGACAGCTGGTTGTTGCCCCGGGCCCAGTTGCCGCCGTTGTCCTCCAGCAGGTTCAGCGTGACGCCGCCGCCCATGCTGGCCAGGAACGACCCTGCGCGAAGGGCGGCGCGGCGGAACAGATTCAGGCGGGTACCGGAGCTTTGAGCCATTCGTCGATGCTCCCTGTCGGCTGCGCCGTCATGGCCCGCGCCATCGCCATGAAGAGCGCGATCGCGGGGTCGATTTTCTTGGCCAGGTCGTTCTTTTCCCGGCGCGGGTAGATGTTTTCCTTGGCGTCGCGGTGGCAGACCACGTTGGCGATCGCCCAGCCCAGCACCGGATCGCAGGCGTGGTGCAGACGTCTGGACGCCACCAGCTGCTCGACCTCTTTCATGGCCGGCGAGAAGTTCATCACCGTCGGCCGCAGCTCGACCATCGGAACGCCCTGCTCGACCATCTCGATCGAGAACTGCTGCAGCTGGAACGGGTCGTACGGCACCTCGATGACCTGGAAGGCCTTGGTGTCTGCGAGCAGCTCCTCGCGCACCGCCTCGATGTCGAGCACGTTGCCCGGGGTGGTCCGGATCCAGCCTTCCTTCACCCAGGCGGCCAGGTGCTCGTTGCCCTTCTGTTGCGTCAACTCGGCGTTGATGTAGTAGCGGCCGAAAATGTAGTAGTCCGGGCCCTCGCGGAACAGCCTGATCTTCGCGAACAGGTCCTTCTTGAACGCAGCGTCCAGCGAGGCGACGCAGGCCTTGCCGGCGAATCGCTCGATCTGGAGCTCCGGATCGCCGCAGGCATCCCACTGCAGCATGTTCATCCAGGCAGAGTCGGCGTTGACCCAGACGTTCAGGTGCTTGGTCAGGAACTCGTTGAGGGCCTGCGCCTGGACGCTCGCAATCCGGGCGGCCGCGCGGAGTTTCTCGGGGTAGACCGAGACGCCGTAGTTCGGGTTGGCCTTGCGCCAGCTTTTCTCGTCGAGGGGATCATCGCCATCGTCGATGGTGTAGATAATCCCCCAATAGGACTCGTCCTCTGCGACCTCGCCGGTCACCGGATGGCCCATCCCGCCGTGGCGCTTGAGCACCGCGTTCAGGATCTTGGTCAGGTAGTTGCGCTGGTCGTAGCACACGCCGGCGCGATTCGATCCCGCCGTCGTGATCTTCCAGACCAGGGGCTGGGCACGGGCGCCAGTCGCCGAGTCCAGCACGTCGTGCACCACGCGGGTCTTGTGCGCGTGGAGCTCGTCGATCAGGGCGGTGCTGACGTTCAGCCCGTCCAGGCCATCGCTCGCCGCCAGCGGCACGAACTTCGAGCCGGTGTCGCGCACGATGATTGCCTTGCGGAGCAGCTCCACACCGAAGCGCTGCCGGAACTGCGGCTGCATGCGCGCCATCTGGTGCGCAATGTCGAAAACGATGCGGGCCTGCTCTTCCTTCGTCGCCGCGCTGTAGACCTCGGCGCCGATCTCGTCGTCGTCGGTCAGCTGCGCCAGGCCGATGGCCGCCAGCTTGGTGGTCTTCGCGTTCTTGCGCGGTACCTCCTCATAGACGGTACTGAAGCGGCGCCGGCCGTCGACCTTGTGCACCCACCCGAACACGCACACGATGCCGAACTTCTGCCAGCGCTCGAGGCGCAGCAAACTGCCGGCCAGCTCGCCTTTGACATGGACGTGCAGCTCTATGAAACGGATCCGGCGCTCCGCCAGGTCCGGACGCCACTCATAGGGCCAGGTTGGATCGTTCTGCCAGCGATCCAGGTCATCCAGCTGGCGGCGGCACGCCGCCTTGACCCACTTGCATGCCGGGATCAGCCCGGCGACGACGTCCTGCGCGTACTCGATCGCCTCGGCAACATGGTCTACTTGTACGTTCCCCATCCGCCCTCCTCGGGCTTCTCCATGCCGGGCAGCTGGCTCTGGCCTTCGCTCGGCGTGACGCGCGATCGCGCCGCCGGCGACAGGCCGAATTCCGCCAGGTAGGACTTGAGCATCGATGAGGCGCGATTCTTGATCTGCAGCCAGACGCCGATCTGCTTGTAGCCCGACGGCGTCTTCTCGATCAGCGCGGCGTCGCCCAGCTCGATCAATCGCTTCGCAGCCAGGACATCAAGCGCCCAGTAGAAGCAGTAGTTCGCCGCGGCCGCGCGGTCCAGGTCGGAAATCAGGCCCAGCTTGGCCAGGTGGGGCGTGATCCGCTCCCACTCTGCCTTGGCCTCCATCGCCAGCTCGGGCCCGTCGCCGCCGTAACGGAGATAGGTCGGCAGCTCTGGGATAGCGACCGGGACGCGCAGCGTCTCGTCGAGCAGACGCGAAAGGTTGCCCTTGCCGAGCTTGCTGGGATCGCCCCGCAGGACGTGCAGCTGCGCCGGCTGAGGCGGACGACCTGGTTGACCCATGAGCTATACCCCTCTGCCGAGATACCCCCTCCCTTATTTCCCGGCTGCAAAAATCTCACTACGCACACGGTCTAGCGGGAAACGGCCGCAGAGATTTGACCCGCCCCTCCGGGGTTACCGAAGCCCCCGTCCTCGGTGGCCGTCTTCTTGTCGTGGCATTCCTTCGCCATCGACTGCCAGTTCGTGTTGTCCCAGAACAGCCGCATGTCGCCACGATGGGGAATGCGGTGGTCGACAAGGACTGCTGCTGTTACTCGAACGCGGCCTTCGCCGCACTCAGGACAGGCACACAAGGGGTGCGCACGAAGCCATGCTTTGCTCGCCTTCTGCCAGCGCGATCCGTAACCACGCTGGGCAGAGGTGCCGCGCCGGGCATCCTGTTGCTTACGCTCCGCATGCAGGTGCTGGGGGCAGCGACCTGATTCGGTGAGAACTCCGCAGCCAGGGTAAGTGCAGGGTCGAAGCGCAGCACGGGGCATCTGCACTCCATGAATGCAAAAGCCCGAGGTGGTTGGCCTCGGGCTTGGGGTCCTGCAGGGCGAGCAAGGGCGTCCGACTCAACCGCGACACTGGCCCCGTACTACTGGCTGCTTCTTTTTATTATTCGGGCCGCGGAGGTTGTCCTGCTACCACACGCTGCTGGACCGGGACTGTATCCCTAGAAAGCCGTCGACGCAAGTCGCGCTCAACACCAACCCAGCTCAACCAGCCGTGCGCCTTCTCAAAACGCACCGCCCAACGCTTCTCGTAGACACTGAACGGGATCTCCAGGGCGGCCGCGCGCGCGGCCTGGTCACGGCGCCGCTGGCCTTTGCCGTCGCACCCATCGCAGTACTTGCGCCAGCCGCGGGGATTGGCGCGATCCGGGGCCTGAGGCACCGTGCCCTCACCGCCACAATGATCGCAGGACGAATGCTCCCATTCGAGCAGCAACATGGCCGCGAAACGCCGCAGCATCTGGCTTCCGCTTGCCTCGTGCCACTTGTCCCTGACCTCGCGCTTCGTGGCAAGCCAGGCTGCGAGCACGCCGACTGCCTCGACCCGCCGCTGCCGGTCACCGGCATCCAGACGTATGAACAGCACGCCGAGACGCTTTTGCAAGGATTCGCCAGCAACCCAGCCGAGGGCCACCAGGCGCTCGAGCGAATGCTGCTGATCCTCGTGGGGCGCCTCGGTCAAGTTCGTCGCGTTGACCGCGCGCGTCATCGCCTCTTGCATGCCAGGCTTGGCTGCTGCTGCTGCGCTCATGCCCTCGCTCCCTGTTGTTCGTTGCCATCCCGGCAGCCGTGGCAGCGCCACTTGCCGTCGGGCGATTTAAAGGAACCGGGCTTACCGCAGATGCCGCCGGCGATGACACCGACGCAGCTGCGGTCCTCGACCTGGCCGGGTTGCCCGCCGCCGGCACCGCCGTTCGCGCGGCGCTTGAGCGACAGCTGGTCCCACTTCTCGCGCAGCTTGCCCGGGCTGAGGATGTTGACCTGCCAGAAGCCGTCGGCATTCGCCCAGGCGAAGAGCTCGGCGATCTCCCGGTGCGTGCGCTTGTCTCGCTCGCGCATGAGCCGGATGTCGCGCAACCAGCCGATCCAGGACGGCTCGCGATGCTTCGGGTTGAGCGCGCGGATCTTCGCCAGCATCCATCGGCCGAGCCGCTCGTCGTCGGATTCGGCCGGAACCCGGTTCCCCGTTCCATCGCCGACAAGGTCTTTAAGATCTTTACTGCTTTTATATAGAGGGCCGGAAAACCCGGCACCAAAGCCCGGGTTATCGTCACCAGAACCCGGGCCTACGTTCCGGGTTATCCCGGGCCCTTGTTCCGGGTTATTGAGATTGATCAGCGCTGCCAGATCGAACTGGTAGAGGCTGAAATTGCCCGCCCCGCCGGCGGATTTTTGGACACATTTCAGCACGCCGGAGTCCTCCATCGCCCGCAGCTGCTTGCGAACGGCCCGAGCGTGCTGGCGGGTCTTTGTCGCCAGCGCCTCGTTAGACTGGAAAATCCCGCCGCCCTGGTCGTTCGCTTCATCGGACAGCGCGATCGCCATAATCATCGGCGCACCGCAACGCTCGGGGGAGTAGTAATCCCAGACCAAAGCCCGCACCTTGTCGCTCATGCCGCACGGGCCTCCGGCAGGTGGTGCTCGTCTTCGAAGCGCGTCATGTCGGCGCGGAAATGCAGCCGCACGGTGCCGATCGGGCCGTTGCGCTGCTTCGAGACGATGATCTCGGCGACGCCCTTGTCGAGGGTGTTCGCGTTGTAGTACTCGTCGCGGTAGACGAAGAGGATGATGTCCGCGTCCTGCTCGATCGCACCCGAATCGCGCAGGTCGCTCATCACCGGTCGCTTGTTGCCGCGCTCCTCGCATTTACGGGAAAGTTGCGACAGCGCCAGCACGGGCACCTTCAGTTCCTTGGCCAGCAGCTTGAGGCCGCGCGTGATGCCGGCGAGCTCGTTGGCCCGGTTTGAGTCGGATTCCCCGGACAGCATCAACTGCAGGTAATCCAGCACGATGACGGAAAGGCCGCCGTGCGCGCGAAAGGCCCGGCGCGCGAGGGTGCGCATCTCTCCAACCGTGAGGCCAGCGTCCTCGTTGAAGAGCAGCGGCAGATCGTGCAGCTTTGCCATCGCCGTGGTGGCACGGGACCATTCCTGATCATTCAGCCTCCCCGTCACCAGGCGCTGCACGTTGATACCAGCCTTGGCGGCGAGGAGCCGGAGCCCGGTCTGGCGATTGCTCATTTCGAGATTGAAGAGCAGCGCAGGTTTACCCGTGGCGCGCGCGCCGTGTTCGGCAATGTTGAGAGACAGCGCGCTCTTGCCCATGCCGGGCCGGGCCGCGAGGATGATCAATTCCCCTTCTTGCATGCCCGTGGTCTGTATGTCCAGGTCGCGAAAGCCCGTCGGCACGCCGGTAACGACATCGTCGCCTTCCCGCCGGAATTGGTGATCGACGAACTCGAATACCTCCGACATCACGGAACGAAGGTCCCGGAAATCTTCCGCGCCGGCGCCGGCCTCGCCAACAGCCAGGATCCGCTCTTGTGCATCGTCCACCAGCTGGCGAATGTCGCGGCCGCCGCGATTGCGCACCGCAACGGCGGTTTCGTTGGCGGCGTGGAAAAGCTGCCGGCCTGTGGAGCGTTCCTTCACCAGCTCCGCATAGCGCCGGACGTTCAGCGCGCTTGGCGTGTTCTGCGCGAGCGTCCCCAGGTACGCCGGGCCACCCAAGGCCTCGAACGCCGCGGCATCCTCGCGCTGCAGATACTCGGCGACCGTGACAACGTCCGCCGCCTGGCTGTGCTCCACCATGCCGCGAATGGCCCTGAAGATGCGCCGATGCCCATCGAGGTAGAAATCGGTTTCGGTCAACAGATCGCCGACGTTGTCGTAGGCGCTGTTGTCGAGGAGCAGCCCGCCGAGCACCGATTGCTCGGCCTCGATCGAGTGCGCCCAGGACAAATCCATCGGCTCGGGCGCCGTCATTTCATCCTCTCGTCCAAAGGCTTCACCTTGGTCGCCGTCGCCAGATCCGGCAGGACATGCTCAGCCCAGCGGCGCACCTTGCCCTCTTGCCACAGGCGCAGATCGTCGACGCATAACGTGGCGTGGCCGGGCTCGCCCTCGAGCCATTGAATCAGCCGCATGTGGTGCGGCAGGATCTCCAGCACCTTCGCCAGGCGGCCGGAGGGCGTGATGACCAGATCCCGGGGCTTGATGATCGGCGGCGCGATTTTTGTTATCGCGGACATGCGCGCTATTTCGCGACCTTGAGACCGGGCGGCTGCGGGATCTTCGCCTTCAGGGCGGAACGCAGCCGCACCGCGGCGCCGAGGAACTCATTGAACTGCCGGTCGTAGTCCGCGAGCTCGCGATCGGTGACGCGGCCGTCCTCGATCGCCTTCAGCGTGGCCTGCATCACGTCGCCGAATTCCTTGCCGACCGAGGCGATCTCGCTGCCGAGCTCACCTTCGATGGCAGCCGGCGGGACCGGGATGCAGACATGCGCGCAGAGAAACGCCAGCGCCTGGGCGATTTCCGGATCCTGCGAATCGAGCGTCATCGCCTCAAGCTCGACTGCAAAGAGATTGTGACCGTTCTGCCGGCCGAGCTTATGCGCGAGCGTGTTCGGGTTCACCCCGATCCGCCCCGCCACCCCGTGCACCCCGCCCACTTGCCGCAGCGCCAGGCGCTTGGCGGCATCGATCACCGACATGGCAACTCTCCCTGAAACTCGCCGTAGCCCGCCCGGGCTACTCAGCGTTCAATGCCTGCATGGGACAAGTGATACCCTTCCGCCGAAGACGACCGGAGCCCACCCATGCGCCTCGCCGCCGTACTCGCCCTTGCCTGCCTCGCCGGGTGCGCGTCGTACACGCCCCAGCAAATCGTCGAGCAAGGAAAGCAGCGCACCCACAACAGCGCGGGACAGCCCGGCCAGGTGGCGGGCTGTATCGCGCGCAACCTGGAAAACTCCTCGGACGCCCTGCAAGCCAGCGTCCGCGAGGGGCCAACCAAGGGCAGCTTCGAAGTGGTGCTGCGTGTGCCGATCGCCAGGACCAAGCCGAACAACGCGATCTTCATCGTCGATCCGGCAGCGAGCGGATCGAGAACCACGATGTACATGAAGCCGGAAATCAGCGACCAGACCACCGACAAAGTGGCCGCGACCGCCTTCGCGGGCTGCTGACTTCACGCGACCCTTTCCAGCGGGTACAGATCCGGCCGCAGCTCATGCCGGCTGACCCGGCCGTCGACGGCGGTCTCGGCGGCGATGACGTACTTGTGGGAAATCATCCCCATCACATTCAGCCAGTAGTGGACGTGCTGTTGCTTGACCGTGCCGCCGAGGCGCCGGGCGAATTCCGACTGGCCGCCCGCAAGATCCACGGCCTTCTGTAGCGCTTCGAGCATCGACATGGAGGTCGCAATTTACAAGTCCGCTTGTAGTCTGTCAACAAGGCGTTTTGCATCGATAGCCAACAAACGGCTTTGTAAAATGACGGACATGCCCACCTACGCCGCCCGGCTGAAGCGCGCGCGCAAGCACAAGGGCCTGAACCAGACCGAGCTCGCCGCCCTCCTCGGCCTGAAGCCCCAGGCGATCCAATATCTCGAGGAAGAGAAGAACGCCGCGCGCGGCAGCAAGCACACCGCGAACATCGCCAGGATCTGCGGGGTCGACGCGCACTGGCTGGCGAGCGGCGAAGGGCAAATGCTGCTCGCCGACAACAAGGTTCAGCAGCAGGAAGCCACGTACGGCCCCGGCGGCGCCAATGATGCGCGCGAAGTCGCCATCGCGTGGTCGAAGCTATCGCCCGGCAACCAGCAATGGGTTCGGGAAATGGTGTTCATCCTCGCCGCGGTCGATACGCGCTTCCCATGGTTTCGCCGCGGCCGACCCGCCGCGAAGAGCTACGACGTCTACGAACGCGGCATCGAAACCAACTACCAGGCCCAGATCGTGCTCGCCGCAGGAAAAATCAAAGGCAAGTGATGCGCGCCATCGCGCTCGCCACCCTTGCTGCGTGCGCGGATCTGCAGGCCGCCCCGAAGCTCAGCTGCACCCAGGACTCCACCCGCGCCTACTTCTGCATCGACGAAAATGGCGTCAGGAGCGGAACCGGCAAGAACATGGATCTGCGTGCGTCACGGCTTTACAACGGCACGCCGCAGAGTGTCAGCGACGCCGGCGTGAACCTGATCGTCAGCTGCCCCACCCGCATCACCGTTCTGCAGGATCTGCGCGGCATCAACATCGGCGGCGCCAAAAGCAACGCCACCGACGTCCTTAGAACGCTCAGCCAGTGGCTGTGCGATCACCCCAAACCCAGGCCCGACCCGAAATTGCGCCAGTTCGGGCCCGATTGATTCTCTACAAACCCCCTTGTTGACAGACTACAAGTAGCCTTGTATTCTCCGCCCCGTTCACCCGAACGGAGGCGGTATGGCCCGCAAGAGCACCACCCAGCACTACCTGATCCAGGAGCCCAGCACCGGGCTCTATGCCGCCTTTGGTCCCAAAGGTGCGCGCCTCACCTACGCCGCCCACGCAACGCGCTTCAGCACGGCGCGCGACGCCACCATCGCCGCCAGCACCAACATTAACGACCAGCCGCACGAGCTGGTGCGGATCGACCGCGCGTGAGACGCGTTCTCGGCAACTTCTGGTTTGTATGGACGCTCAGCCTGGGCGCCGCGCTCGCCATGGCCTGGTGGGGGTGGGGCGGACTGTGGGCCCGAGCGCAGGCCTTCGCCGATCGCACTTTCCAGACGTCCGGAATCCCGGAAACCGCCGTCAGTTGCACGCTGCCCACCGAACACGAGCAACTGGTGATCGTGATCGCGTGGCAGGACCGGAAGCTCCGCCACCGCTGCATGTACGTGGGCTCGCGCGGTACCTACAGCCCGAAGGCAAAGGGCACGACGCTGTGACCAACGTCGAGAAGCTCACCATGCAGATGCAGTTTGACGACGACTCGCGCCGGCGCCTGGCGCTTGAGTTCCTCAAGCTGCGCCGCATCGAAGCCGAGGCCCGCCGGCACCAGCGCCGGCTGCCGCACCAGGTCCAGACCGCGCTGCGCGTCGAGCCCACCGAATACGACATCGACGCGCCGGCGATCGGCGCGCCAGACCTCTTTGCTGCCGGGAGAAACGCATGATCCGCCAATTGCTTCAATCTCTGCGCCTGCGCTTCGGCCTGCGCGTTCGCACCTGTGCACGCCGCAACCGCCAGCCCTACGGTCCGCGCTCGGCGTTCAAGGTCGTGAGCGACGACGGCATCCCGATGATCGTGCCGAGGGTCGCGCGGTGAGCCGCCTCATCGGCCTCACCGGCCTGCCCGAATGCGGCAAGGACAGCATCGGCGACGACCTCGTGCGCACGCACGACTTCGCCAAGATGTCCTTCGCCGGTCCGATCAAGGACGGCCTTGCCCGAATGCTCGACATTCCGTGGCAGTCCTTCGAGGACCGCGCGGTCAAGGAACAGGAAATCCCCTGGATCGGGAAGTCGCCGCGCCAGCTGATGCAGACCCTCGGCACCGCCTGGGGCCGCGACACCGTGCGCGAGGACATCTGGATCCGCCACGCGCAGCGCCGCCTGGACAACTACCGCCGGATCTCGACCAAGGTCGTCGTCACCGACGTGCGCTTCCCCAACGAGGCCGACTGGTTGCGCGCCAACGGCGGCGAACTGTGGCACGTCCTGCGCAAGGCCGCGCCGAACGTCGTCCACCTGCATGCGAGCAACATCCCGCTCGCCGTCCTGCCCGGCGCCGACAGCGTCATCACCAACGACGAAGGCCTCGAGCAGCTGCGCCACCAGGTCGCCCGCGCGCTCGCCGGCGACAGCCGCATCGAAACGCTCACCGCCTAACGAATTTCAGGAGGAGGAAACCCGATGAACCAGAAACGCGAACAGATTCTTGCCGCCGTAAAGAAGCTCGGCCCGTCGTCACCGCTGCAGATCTCCGACCATACCGGCCTGAGTTCCAGCCTGTGCGGCTACCACCTGCGCGGCCTGGTCGAGGCTGGCCTGGTGAAGGCAACCGGCAGCACGGCGAGCCGCAAGTACGAAGCGATCGACGGCGCCCCCCCCCAGGACCGCAAGCCGCCGGCGAAGCGCAAGAAGAAGCGCGCCTCGAAGAAGCCCCGCGCAGCGCGCCCGCGGCCCGCCGAGTCGGAATTCATTGCCGCCGTCACCCACGACGCGCGCATCGTGGTGATCGACGGCAACGCAATCAAGACGTATTCGCCCGAGCAGAGCTCCGCGATCGCGGATCTCGCGCTCACCCACTTCACCGCCTGACAGGAGGAACACCATGAACGCAGCCGTACAAGCCACGCTCCCCGCCATTGGCGCCGCCTTCGAAGGCGGCACCTTCGCCGGCATCACGCTTCACAACGACCAGCTCGCCGCGCTGGTGCTGATGCCGGGCGACACGTCACGCGTCACTTGGGACCGGGCGGCCGAAGTTGCGAAGGAGCAAGGCGGCGAACTGCCGTCGCGCCACGACATGCTGGTGCTGCTCAAGAACGTGAAGTCTGAATTCCGGACCGATGACTGGTATTGGACGAATGAGGAAGTCGCCGGCGACGCCGACTGCGCGTGGGTCGCGGACTTCTACCACGGCGGCCAGAACTGGCTCCGCAAGAGCATCGGCTGCCGGTGCCGTGCCGTCCGCAGAGTCGCCATTTAGCGATTCACCAATTCAACCATTCCAGGACTGACATGAACGCACCGACGCAAGCCGCGCACGTGGCCGAACCGAATGTAAAGCTGGTTCCGCTCGCGCAGATCATCCTCAGCACGACGCGCAGCCAGGAGCAACGGCGCAAGACGTATGACGCCGCAGCCCTGGCAGAACTCGCCACCAGCATCAAGGAAGACGGTGTGATGTTCGCGATTCTCGTGCGCCCGCTCGCCAGCCGCATCGGCGAAGCTCCCGCATACGAGATCATCGCCGGCGAGCGGCGCTTCCTTGCCAGCCAGCAGGCCGGTATCGAGAGTATCCCCGCGCGGATCCTCGCGCTCACCGACGCCCAGGTGCAGAAGGCGCAGCTGGTCGAGAACATCCAGCGCGAGGCCCTGGATACGCTCGCGGAGGCGATGGGGTACGAGGATCTGATCAAGGGCGGCATCGCGGCCGAGGTCATCGGCGACATGATCGGCAAGAGCCGCAGCTACGTCTACGCGCGCGTGCAGCTGCTCAAGGTGGCGCCCGGCGTGCGGAAGGCGCTCAGCGCCGGCGAACTCACGGCATCGCAGGCCCTGCTGTTCGCGCGCATTCCAAGCGAGAAGCTGCAGGAGGCCGCGCTCGGCACGCTGCGCAAGTGGGACTACCAGGGCCGTGGCGAGCCGCTCAGCTTCCGTCGCACCGCCTCGATCCTGAACGACAAGGCCAAGGGCATCTTCATCCCCCTGGTCACGGTGCCGTTCAAGCTCGACGACGCGACCTACCACACCTTCGGCCCGAAGCAGGGCAAGAACCAGGCGCAGGACGTGATCGCCCTGCCGACCTGCATCGCCTGCCCGAAGCGCTCCGGCAACGACCCCGAGCTCCAGGCCGCGCTGGAAGATCCGAACGTCTGCACCGACAAGGCCTGCCACGACGTCAAGGCCAAGCAGGCGCTCGAGCGCCGGCGCAAGGAGATCGAGGCTGACGGCATCGTAGTGCTGCGCGGCGAGGAAGCTGCCGCGATCATGCCTACCGACTTCGGCACGCGCGGCTACGTCGACCTCGACAGCCAGTGCGACGCCGACGAATTCCCCGAGGCCGAACCCGACCAAGGGAAGGACGAGGATGACGACGCGTTCGAGCGCCGCATGGGCACGTGGGAGGAACGCGCAGACAAGCACGTCTGCCGGACCTACCGCCAACTGCTAGGCGACGACATCGCGAAGCTTGACATCAGGGTCGTCGAGCACCAGAAGGGCAATCGCTTCATCGAGCTCGCGCCCGACAAGGCGGTGGCGAAGCTGCTCAAGGAAAAGGGCATCGAGGATCGCGTCCACCGCGACACCCGCCAGCCCTCGAAGCCTGTCAAAACGGCGGATCCCGAGACAGCGAAGCGCCAAGCCGAGAAGGAAGCGGCCGCGAAGGCGAAACAGGAACTCGAGCAGAAGATCACCCGCGAGGTGCAGTTGCTCGCGCTCAAAGGCGTGCACGACAAGTGGAAGGGCCCGCTCGATCGCGACGAGCTCGAAATCCTCTGGAACACGCTCTACGACAACAGCAACCACACCGAGAGCTTCGACTTCCTGTATCCGAAGCACCCGAAGGCCGGCGCGATGAACCTGCGCGATCTGGGCCGCGCCATGCTGATGCTCGTCGTCTGCGACACCCTGGAAGGCTGGAACGCCGACGCCAGCGCGAAGCTGCTCAAGGCCCTCGCCGCACGCCTGAAGGTTGACGTCAAGTCCATCGAGAAGAGCGTGCGAGCCGAGCTCGATCCCACTGCGGCGCCGAAGAAGCCCGCCGCCAAATCCAGCAAGAAGAAGTAACCCACCCACACGGAGGAACCACCATGGCCAAGAAACCCGCCGCGAAAGCGGCCAAGCCCCCCACCCTGAAGAAGGGCGAAACCTACGTCGGCATCACGCTGCACGACGACAAGCCGCACCACCTGATCCTGCTGCCCGGCACGGAGCGCAAGGTCTGGAAGGACGCCGTCGCCTGGGCGAAGAAACAGGGCGGCGTGCTGCCGTCGCGCATCGACATGATCGTGCTCTTCGAGAAGGCGAAGGACAAGTTCGAAGGCTACTGGTACTGGACCGGGCAGGAAGTCGCCGGCAACGCCGACTGCGCGTGGGTCGCGTTCTTCGACGACGGCTTCCAGAGCTGGTACCACAAGAGCAGCGTCTACCGGTGCCGTGCCGTCCGCAGAGTCGCCATTTAGCGATTCATCCATTCAACCATTGAGAGGAGTTTCGCCATGAAAAACGATCTGACGACCGAGCAGTTGCTGCAGCCGGTCACGGTCACCATCAGCCTGGGCGCGGTGTTGCGCCTCGCGGAGCTCGACGCGCGCGGGCCGCACGCGGCGCCGCCGGCGGGCCGTTACGACATCCTTCCCGACTGCCTGCCGTCGATCGGCAGCCCCTGGGACGACGCCAGCATCAAGGGCGGCATTTACGCCGGCATCACCGTGCACGACAACACGCCCATGGCCCTCGTGCTCCTGCCGGCGTCGGCCGAGCGGAAGACCTGGCAGGAGGCGCGCGAGTGGGTGCAGCTGCAGGGCGGTGAATTGCCCTCGCGATTCGATTCGCTGGTGCTGTTCAAGAATCTGAAGAGCGAATTCGAGGAGGCCTACTACTGGACGAGCGAGGAAGCCGGCAACGCCGACTGCGCGTGGATCGCGAGCTTCGGCTACGGCAGCCAGCGCTGGGGCCACAAGAGCTACGGCTACCGGTGCCGTGCCGTCCGCAGAGTCGCCATTTAACGATTTAGCGATTCAACCATTCCATGGCGCTGCACTTCGAAACTGACCTTTACAAGGCCGTCGTCGACCTCGGCAAGGCGGTGATCCCGGCCGTGCGCAGCATGCCGCGCGACGTGAAGCAGCTGCTCGGCGGCCGGATCCTCGACGAGGCGCTGTGGATGGGCGTGCTGGTCATGCGCATTAACAAGGCGAAGGACGCGGCCAAGCTGCCGGTGATCGACGATCTGCTCGAGCATCTGGAGCTCGCGCAGATGACGCTGCGCCTCAGCCGCGAGTCGAAGTTCATCGCCAACAAACACTTCGCCGATGCCCTGCCGCTGATCGCCTCGATCGGCAAGCAGGCGCATGGGCTGAGGAACCATTTTGCTCCCGCTTAGCTTCAGCACACAGCGCCTGTTGCACGAGCGGCAAGCCGCCCGTGCCCGTGCGCGTTTCTCTCTGGTCGCGCCGCTGGGCACCGCGATATTCACGGGCGGACCCACCGACACGCGCACAACGGATACGGAGCAGCTCGACCTGTTCACGTCCGGCGCAGTCTCCCCGGCCAGCAATGGCCAGGGCGACGTAGATAGCGCGAATGGCGGCATCTTCGTTTTGTCGGCGCCGGCAACGCCGACTACGCGTGGATCGCGAACTTCAACAACGGCAACCAGAACTGGAACCACAAGAGCAACGACTACCGGTGCCGTGCCGTCCGCAGCGGGATACCCGTTCGAGGGAGCCTTTTCTTACGATGATCTGGTCGCCGCCTGGCTTGAGTGCCGGCGCGCCAAGCGCACCACCGCCGCGGCGATCGCCTTCGAGCTCGACCTCGAGGCGAACCTCACCGCGCTCTACGATACGCTCCGGGGCGGCACCTGGCGGCCCGGGCGCTCGGTCTGCTTCCCGATCCACCGGCCGAAGAACCGCGAGGTCTGGGCCGCGGACTTCCCCGACCGCGTCGTGCACCACCTGCTCTACCGCCACATCGGCCCGCGCTTCGAGCGCGCCTTCATCGCCGACAGCTGCGCCTGCATCAAGGGCCGCGGCACCCTCTACGGCGCCCGCCGCCTCAAGGCGAAGCTGCGCTCGATCACCCGCAACTGGACCCGCCGCGCCTGGTACCTCAAGTGCGACCTGGCCAACTTCTTCCCGAGCATCAAGAAGGACATCCTGTCCGCACGTCTGGACGCGAAAATCCCCGAGCCCTTCTGGCACGACCTCGCGCACCGCATCCTCTTCCACGACCCGCGCCCCACCGTCGACCTGCGCGGCGACCAGGCGCGCCTGGCGACCATCCCGCCAGCGAAGAGCCTCTTCCACCAGCCCGCCGACCACGGCCTGCCGATCGGCAACCTGCCCAGCCAGTTCGGCGCCAACGTCCTGCTCGACGTCCTCGACCAGCATGTAAAGCACCAGCTGCGCGTGCGGCACTACATCCGCTACGTCGACGACTTCATCCTCCTGCACGAAAGCCCGCAGCAGCTGAACGCCTGGCTGGCCGACATCGCCGCCTTCCTGCCCCGCGAACTCGGCGTCCGGCTCAACCCGGCCAAGACCATCCTGCAGCCCGTCGACCGCGGCGTCGACTTCGTCGGCCACGTCATCAAGCCCCACCGCACCACCCTGCGCCGGCGCACCCTCAACGACGCCCTGAACCGCCTGCAGACCATCCCCCGCGCCGACGTCTACGCCGCCGCCAACAGCTACCTCGGCCTCGCCCGCCAGGCCTCGCACTCCCACCACGACCGCGCCCGGATCTGCAACGCCGTGCGGCGGCGTGGATTCGCGGTCAACCATCAACTGACGAAGGTGTATCCATGATCGGCATGAGCCACGACGAAAATGCGCGTCCTGATAACGGGCAGAGCAGATTGATTGCCATCGCTGCCGAACTTGCCAACGAGAACGAGCGGCTGCGTGGCGTGGTAGCGAGCCTGCTGAACGACAAGGGGTCAGTGCAATACCCGGCGCAGCATGAGCGCGTGGTGGCCGCAAGGAAGGCGCTGGACGGCCCCGCTGTTCCGCTGTCCGACATCACCAACGAAATGCGTCAGGCAGCGTGGACGAAGTTCACCAGCGCAGACGTTCCGTACTCGGCCATCTACGCTGTCATGCACGCTTGCGCAGTGCCGGAAGGGACGCGCACGATACTGAAGCGGTACGACATGCGCGCAGAAATGGACGGCGACCCCGAATTGTTCGGTGGCCCCGTGTGGATTCCAACCGAGGACGCAGACGGGGAGTGGGTTAAGTGGGCCGACATCGCTGCGCAGTATGGGCCGTCGCAGGCAAAGCCATGAATCAGCTGCTCGGCACCATCATTCTGACCGCCCTCCTCGCCGCGATCGACGCGGCTGGCTACTTCTACATTGTCGAGCGCACCGGCTTTTTAATCGTCGTCGGGACCGGTCTCCTGATCGTTGGCGAGTTCCGGCGGATTCCGTGAGCGGCACCAGCTCGATCGAGTGGACCGACAAATCCTGGAACCCGGTGCGCGGGTGCTCGATCGTCAGCCCGGGCTGCACGAACTGCTACGCCATGAAGTTCGCCCATCGGTTTAGCGGCACCGGACAGGCCTACGAGGGGCTCACCATGATGACCAAGGGCGGGCCTGTGTGGACCGGCAAGATGCGCCTAATTCAAGACGACCTGGTAGAGCCGATCACGTGGGTCAAGCCTTCCCGGGTCTTCGTCAACAGCATGAGCGACCTCTTCCACGAGGACTTGCCGTTTCAGTACATCGCCGATGTCTTCGCGGTCATGGCCTGCACTACGCGCCACACCTACCAGGTCCTCACAAAGCGCCCGGCGCGAATGCTCGAATTCTTCAACTGGCTCAACCTCACCGCTCCATTTCAATGGCCAGAGCAAGTGCAACCCACGAAAGTCTGGCCGCAGTGGACGCCGTTGCGCGGGAAGCGAGGCGGTTACGACAACTGTGGTCCGCGCTGGCCGCTGAAAAACGTCTGGCTCGGGGTCAGCGTCGAGGACCAGGCCCGCGCTGACGAGCGAATACCGTTGCTCTTGAAGACGCCGGCAGCGGTCCGCTGGATCTCGGCAGAGCCGTTGCTTGGCCCCGTCTCCCTACTAGACGGTTACGTCGGCAAGTGGCCGACAGCTTGCAAGGTTGATGACAAGGGTTGGTGCCAAAAATGCCAGCTGGAACCGTTCAACGGCCTGTGCGACCAGGACGTGGAGCGGCTTGATTGGGTCGTCGCCGGCGGGGAGAGTGGCCCAGGCGCCCGCCCGTCGCACCCCGACTGGTTCCGCAAGTTACGCGACGAATGCAAGCTCGCCGGGGTACCGTTCTTCTTCAAACAGTGGGGCGGCCACCTTCCAGGCGAACTGAAGCGAGGCGAGCCGACAATCCGCTGGCAGGACGGTCGCACCGAATGGTATGGCGACCACGCCGACATCAAGTACCAGAACCACTGGCTGACGAATGACGAGGCCGGATTGGTCATCGCCTGGCCGACGGCGAAGAAGGCTGCTGGCCGCAAGCTCGACGGGCGCACGCACGACAAGTATCCGAGATGAACGCCGCCCTCCGCTACGTCCTGATCAAGGCGTTCTGCAATCCGGTGTCGGTCTACTACATGGGCTACACCGAGAAAGCATGCGAGCGGAAGATCGCAGACAGGGTCTGGCGGGAAGGCCGCGAGTGGAGGCGCGCGCCTGACGGGCATATCATGATCGACCTTCAAGGGGTCACGCGGTGGGTAGAAAATCACAAACTGGCGGCGTAG